TCGCGCCTACGGGCTGAAGGACGGAGATGCGCCTAGGTCAATCAGCAAGGATGAAGTCCGCCGTATCGCTATTGAAACGGTGTATGAAAGCGTTCAGCGTGACCCGAATACTGGAATTCCTACGCGAGACGGACTTGTCTCGTTGATGACCGCCGCCCGCGCATTGGATGCGAAGTACCTTCCGACGGTTACTCCGATGATGCGTACCGCAGTCTCGGCTTGGAATCAGCCAAATGCTGATGCGACTCAGATCCCACGCGAAGTGATGACAGCAATCGATCTGTATGAGGTTGCTTCTGCGTCCAACGAGACGGAGCTGCTTGGTCTTCCAGAAGGCGAGAAGCAATTCCTTGAGGTTGTGTCCACGCTGCGCCGCTCAGGAACCGGACTTACGGACGCCGTGCGTCGAGCTAATCAGCTCACGTCGGGCTCCGGTAAGGCGTTCAAGCTTCAGGAGCCAACCCGCGAGGACATCATGCGAACCGTGTCTGAGTGGAATGATGAGGGCGCGTGGTTTGGCAACGTCGTTGCCCCCGATGCTACGGGCGTCGGGACGATCGAGCAGACGATCCGCGATGTGTCCTATGCCAACCAGTTGAACGGCATGGGTATGGCGGAATCGCTGTCCGGAGCGAAGCAGTACGTCGAATCGAGTGCGGTGATCTTTGAGGGAACCGTAATTATGGCTCCGCGCACCACGAAGATTCTCGGTAGAAACGAAGAAGCTTGGGGCGCAGCTCGAAACGCTGCCGTTGAACTTGCAAATAAGCGCATTCAGGAACTCAATAAGGCTGGACGCGATCTTCCCTTTATTGAACCGGGCGATGTCACGTTCGCACCTCGATCTGGAAGCCGCGACAATGTCATTTTCGACATGATCTACAAGCGCGGCGGTAATTCCGTCGATCTGCGATATGGCGGCGAAGATCTTGGCGTTGGAGTCAAGTTTTCTTTTACTGTGGATGAGCTTGGCTCGATGGTTACGGCTGAGAACCGAGCTAAGTACACGCGTAAGGGATACAGCAAGGAGTTCTTGCAGAACTTCGACATCAACAAGTATGAGCAGAAGTACCCGACGCAGATGGATCGGTACAATCGAAAGAATCCTTAATGGCTGAAGACAAGACCCTTCCAACCGGACAGTGGCCGAAGCCGACCATTTCTGAATTCGGCCCCGGCCGCTTTGAGCAGGATGTTTCTCAGGCGATCTATGAAAAGAATCGCCCGAGTCTGTGGGATTCCATCACTGATACGACGCTTTCGTCGGACATCGGTCGTTGGATGGGATCGCGTATCGAGGGTCTAGGTCAGTATGAGGATGGCTGGCAGGAGAAGAACGCCGGGGCTCTAGATCAGATCCTCGCAGATACCGCATTTGAGTATCACGACGACATCATTTCATCCAACTCGTTTGCTGATGCCCTATTTCAGAAGGCGACGATTGATGAAAAGATGCGAATGCAACAGCGGATCGGCGATGCTGGTGCTATTGGAATGGCCGCAGTACTCGGCATCAATCTGTTTGAAGGCGCGACCCTAGGTGCTCTCACGTTCCCCGCCACAGCCCCCGCCCTCGTCGGCACGGGATATCGCGGATTTCGGACTTCAGAACAGCTTTTTAAAGCATTCAAGGTTGCAAAGGCTGGACAACGAGCTGCCGCTGCGGCGGAGCTTTCGGCAACAGCTTCGCGCCTCGGCTTGTTTGCCCGAGGTAGTGTGGTTGGAATGTCGGAAGCATTGGCGTATACCGCAATTGATGCTGTTGTTGATCCGACTGTCGAAGGGCACGATTTCCGCAGCGCGGCGATTTTTGGAGGAATTCTTGGAGGCGGCTTTAATGCTATCGCTGGAAAGTCGCTTCTCGCCGCAGAATTGACTAAGGCCGGACGAAAGCTGGAGCGTGATCTACTTAATCGTGGATATCTACTTCCTGCTCGATTTAACGCCGACGATCTTGCTCAGCGTCTTGCTGATGCCACAAATACGACCACCGATCTCACTGGTGCGATGATTTCTCTCGGAGATGCGCTCGGAACAGATCTGTCGCGCTCTTCTCTTGCGGTCGGTGGACGCGCTACTAAGAAGATTGCGTCTTCTAAGACGTTTGAGATTGACGGAATTCAAATGGGAGTCGTGGAATTCCTAGAGGACGGACGAGCAATTCTTCGTTCGTTCTATAACGAATCTCCGAATCCCGAAGTCGCTTTGCGTGGAATTACGGAAGTGATTCGCCGCCGCCTGTTCAACCTGAATGTTCCAGAAAACATGCGCGGAGGCGTGACTGATGCTGATGTAAAGATCATCGATAATTTCCTTCGAAGTGATCTTGTTGAATCTCAGAAATTCCCCGGAATGGTCCGCCGTCCGGGCCCGACGACTGGAAGGAAGCTCACGGCATCTAAGCGAGAGCTTGATCCGTGGAAGAATGGAGAAAAGTTCTTCTCTGCTTTCTACAACTGGATGATGTCTGGAAATAAGAACGGTATTCCAGAAGATGTTCTTCCCGTCTTTGAGAAGGTGCGCGGCTTCCTTGCCAAGATTTACGATGGAGTTGATGATCCTCGGCTCGGAGGATTCCGTCGTCCGAATCCCGCTGTTCGCGCTGTATTTGAGCGAACGATGCGAAATGCTGTGATGACGAAGCGGGCGGCTGAATCCGAATTTATGAATTCGCTTCTTCGGGCATCTTCCGGCGGAACGATCGGCATGGGCGCAGATGATGCACTCAATATTCCCGATGTCTCCCCCACGGGTACAAGCAAGGACTGGGCTGAGACGCCAAAGATCGACGGTTTCGGCGGTCTTGGTGCTACCCTGCTTAGCCAGAGCGTTCGGTCGATGAAGTCGGTTGCAGGAGATATCCGGTGGCTTGCATACAACATGCACTTCACCCGCGTCGCTCCAAGGGATAAGTTCGGCAACCTGATCGCGCAGCCCACGACGATCAACGAGATCGTGCATCGCATCAAGGCCGTGAGCGAAGCTCGGTTCCTTCGGTCGTTCAACCGCAACTTCAACGAGTACATGACTGGGGGCAAGTCATTCAAGGACATTGGTCCTGTCGAACGAGCGAAGAACATGTTCCGCCACGAGCGGAAGGCGGAGTTCAACCGACTCGTTTACGAAGAGATTCACAATCCCGGTACTCACGCGGACAAGAACATCGCCGCAGCAGCTCAAGCTGCTCGTCGGGAATTCAAGATGATCGCCGATCTCGCCAAGAAGGCGAAGGTGGCGGGCTTTGAGAACCTGATGGAAGACGCGAACTACTTCCCCCGTCTCTACCGATGGGATGCAATCGACGCGTTCGTGCTCAAACACGGTCAGCCGGAGTTCAAGAAAGTACTCCTGAACGCCCTCGACAAGACGGATCTTGATCCGAAGCAAGCCGATGCGCTGGCTGAGCTACTTGCAGAGCGCATCGTAAAGCTTTCTCGCGGGGAACGGAAGGCGTCCGTCTTCAACCTCGATGAAGAGGTGCTTGCCGTCCTCGGGGAAATGGAGAATCCAAAGGCTGCTAAGGGGGCCGTTCTGACCCCGCGGGCTCGTTATCGCTTCCGCGCTGACCCACTGATCGCCCTCCCGGATGGCTCTAGGGCATCCCTGTCCACCTTCGTGGAGACGGATATCCATACGGCCCTCGGCTCCTACACGCGCTCCGTGGCCGGGGCTATTGGCGAAACTCGGCTCATCGCCCGATTCAAGGCTGAGGTCGCCGCCCGTGATGGCGAGGAGATCGCCGCCAAGATCGAGAAGTGGGACGACATTCTGGAATACGTCCGGGAGAAGAACCGCACGACGATGTCGGCCGACGATCTGGAGGGGGAGATTGGTTCCCTGCGGGAGCTTCGGGCGAACATGCGGAGTGAGCCTGATCCGTCGAACTTCTCCGGCGACAACACCCTGAGCCTTCTGTTCTCAGAGAACGCCCGCCGCCTGATGAAGATTTCCTATCTGGAGAACGGCGCGTACTTCGCCCTCGCCCAGATCAACGAGCTTTCGCGTACGGTGGCCCGTGCGGGCTTCAGGGCGGTCTGGCAGCAGCTTCCGGTCGTGAAGGAGCTCGTGGAGTCCGCCCGCCGTGGAGAGCCTGTAAACGAGGTTACGCAGCTTCTAGAGCAGACCTTCGGGCTAGCTTCTGATCGTATTCGGCGTACTACGGGCCGCATTGACGATGCTCTGAACCAGTACCCGGCCCATATCCGGCAAGGTTGGTATCAGCGGATGGCAAAGAAGCTCTCGAAGTTCGATGCCAACCTCGATGCGGCCGTAGTTGCCTTTGCCGATATGTCCGGTCTGGCCCCGATTACCTCCGCAACTCAGCACCTGACGGCGATGTCGCTGATTCAAAGGATGCACCGGATCGGGACCGCGGGCGACGCCGATTTCGCTGAGACGCTGATCAAGCAGTGGGGCATCTCGATGGAGCAGTACAAGCGAGTCATCGCCTCCGTGAAACAGTTCGCTGAGGTGGACAAGGCGGGCCGCGTGATCGCGCTCAACGAGGACAAGTGGGACACGGATGTCTTCCGTTCCTTCCTGACGTTTGTGGAGCGCGGCACGATCTCGACGATTCAGGATCCCCCGACCCGCGGCGACTTCCACAAGTTCTTCTTCACGCCTATCGGAAAGCTGCTCATCCAGTTCCGCACGTTCAACCTGAAGGGTATCGACGCCTTCCTGAAGACCTCCGTGCAGCGCGGGGATGCGGTCGTGGCTAAGGAGTACTTGTTGACTGGTGCTCTTGCGATGATGACTCAGATGGCCCGCAAGCGTCTGGATTACGTCGCTATGAGCGACCCGAAGAAGCGAAAGAAGTTTGCCGACGAGAACTTCAGCGAATCCGCAGCTCTTGCGTATTTCATGTCCGGCCCGACGGAGAACTTCGTGTTCATCGGTGCTACGGATGCCCTGTCGAACTTCGCGTTTGGCCGAAGCACCTTTGGAGATCGTATCCGCTACACGGGCCTGTCTTCTAATCCGATGGATATTTCAGCCACTCCGGCATGGTCTGTTGTCGAAAAGGCGTATAAGGCCGCTCGTGGCCCCGCCCGTGCGCTTCTCAACTCTGACTATGAGTACAGCCAGAAAGATCTGCACAACTTCCGTATGTCCATCCCGTACGGCCGTTTCTACGGCATCAGCCAAATCCTCTCGATTGCTGAGGAGCGGATTGGACGTAATCTTCCCGAAGACTCTAAGCAACGCTAATTAGGAGCGCATCTCATGCCACTTTCTTACGTCATCTATACCAATCAGACCACGACCGGGCCGTACAACATCACTTTTCCGTACATTTCCACCGCGCATATCAAGGTGGATAAGAACAATAGCCCGCTGACGATTACTACCGACTACACGCTGAGCACGAGCCCGACTCCGTCGATCACTCTTACTGCGGCTCTTACGGCGGGGGATGTGCTTCGCATTTACCGTCAGACTCCGGGTCGCAACGCATCTCCGAATAATCTCCCTCTCGTGGACTTTACGGATGGATCGGTGCTGACGGCTGCTGATCTGGACAGAAACACGCAGCAGCTCCTGTATCTGGTGCAGGAATCTGACGACACCGGAAGCGGTGCTCTCGGGCCGACGACTGACGGTGCTAATTGGAGTGCTGCATCGAAGCAAGTGAAGAATCTTTCCGCCCCCACTGATTCCACCGATGCGACGACTAAGCAGTATGTGGACAATCTGGCTCTGTATGGGGTCAATCAGCCGATCGGACAGGCTTGGGATCTGGTCGGAAACGGCACTAACTCCTATCTTCTTACTGGCCCCGTCCCGTCCGCAGCTGCTCCTGAGCTGTTCATCGTGGAGGTCGGCGGTGCTCTTCAGCATCCCGGAACTAACTACACGATCGTTCAGTCTGCCGGAAACATCTATTTGCAGTTCACGGCTGCTGTCGCTAGTCCGACGCCAATTCGTGTTCGCAATTTGGGTATCTCTCGCGGAACTATCTCCGGATCGACGATTACGGTTGACGGTTCAACCCTGTCGGTTGATATGGCGAACAACCGCGTTGGCATTGGGACGACGACTCCGTCTGACACGCTTCACGTCAACAGAGCTTCGGTCGGAACAAACATTCGATTTGGAGTAGGGGCTACGATCGGAACTATTGGACAAGACGCCAGCAACAACAATGTGTTCAATGCTTGGTCGGGCCAAGTGTTCCAGACTGGTTCAACAGAAAGAATGCGAATTTCGTCTGCGGGATTGGTTGGAATCGGCACGAACGCTCCCGCTAAGCCCCTGCACGTAAAGGCGACGCCTACTACCGACATGATTCGTGTGGAGACGACGGCAGATTTGACCGCGGCGAATAATCCTTGCTACACATCTTTCTTCGGTTCAAACGGAGATAGCGGGTATATCGGATTTGGCGGAGGATCGTCAATATTTGATGTGTGCAATCGCCTCTATGGTCCGCTCAGGTTTTTCACGTTCGGCGCGGAAAAGATGCGAATCACCGCTGATGGAAATTTGGCAATCGGCCGTACCGATGCAGACGTTCCAATATCGCTGAGCAATACCGTTGCTCCGGATACGTCAACTGTCTTCAACGTCACAAATAAGATCAAGCTGTTTAACGCATCAAATGCCGCCTACGGCTTTGGTATTAGCACCGGATCTCTAAACGTCTCAGCAAATCAGGGGACTACGGGAGCAATTCGCTTCTGGACTGGCGGAACAGATACCACTCCTCCCGTCAATCGCATCACGATTCCGGCGAGTTCTGGTGGAATTCAGTTCCCCGCGACTGCCGCGTTGTCTTCTGATGTAAATACTCTCGATGATTACCGAGAAGCGGCTCATACGATTTTGCCCGCCCATGTTGTAGGACTCTCAACCGCCGGATCGTATAATCTAGTGTCGGGTTCAGATTACATCGTCTACACTCGGATCGGAAATCGTGTGTTCTATGATTTGTTTTTGACATGCGGCGGCATTAATACTGCCGGAACTGGACAACTAAAAATCACCAATCTTCCGTTTACCTGCACTACTAGTAGTTGGGCTTCTTGCTATTTCCAAGGACTTGGGGGTGGCATCACGGCCTCAAGCGTTCTCGTTCAGCTGACAGGAAGTGAGGCGTATTTCTATTACTCAAGTACTGGAGCAGCCACCCCAAGTACTCTTCCAATTACGTGCTTTGTTTCGTCCACAAACCTTCGATTTAGCGCGACGATCCGAGTTTAAAAAGGAATACACATGTCTCTTTCAAAGATTCAAGCCAACATGACCGAAAACGTCCTTCGCACCGATATCACCGATCAGGTTCTGTCCCCAGATACCGTCATCAAGAACGCCGGATTGGCCGACAACTTTCCTATCGGAATGGTCGTTCTGTTCGTTAATGACACGCAGTTTGGAGACTCAACTTCTGGTTGGCTTGCTTGCGACGGAGGCGCGGTTCTAAAGTCTTCTTATCCAGACCTGTATCTGGAAATTGGCGGCTCGTTTGGACAGACTTCGACGACGTTCAATCTTCCGGGGATTACCACTCCGACAGAAATCGTCTCGATGTCTCTCGGCGGTGGATACGGCATTCGCGCAAAGAATCGTACGAAGGTCTAATCAGAGATGCTTAACGAAGCCGAAGTCATGTTGGCCCTAGGTCGTCTTGAGGGTAAGATGGACGCGATTCTTCAGATGCAGCGCATCCAAGAAGAGCAGCTGAAGTCTCACGATGAGCGAATTAGGGAACTGGAGCACTCGCGCTCCTTCTTCATTGGCGCAGCCGCTCTTGCGGGTGCTGCTGCTAGCGCGGCGTTTACCGTCGCAGCAAAGGTGATGCTATGAGTCTGGACAAAATTCTCAGCGATCTCCACGAGGCGATTGCCTCGGATCTACTTCGGCGAATTCAGGATGGCTCCGCGACGGCCGCAGATCTCTCTGTTGCCCGTCAGTTCCTCAAGGACAACGGCATCGATGCGATGGCTCAGCAGTCTGAACCGCTGGCTAACCTCGCTAAGACCCTCCCGTTTAGTTCTGAGGCGGAGGCTGCTTGACTCTTGATCCGCGACTAAAGGACTTTAGGAACTTCCTGTTCCTCGTTTGGGATCATCTCAGGCTCCCAGACCCTACTCACATTCAGTATGACATCGCCGATTTCATTCAGAATGGGCCGAAGCGGCGGATCGTGGAAGCGTTCCGTGGGGTCGGAAAGAGCTGGGTCACGAGTGCCTATGTAGTCCATACGCTACTCCTTGATCCGACGAAGAACATTCTGGTCGTCTCCGCGTCGAAGCAACGCGCAGATGACTTTTCTACGTTCACGTTGCGGCTGATTCACGAGATGCCGATCTTGCAGCATCTTCGCCCGAGGGAAACCCAGCGCAACTCGAAGATCGCCTTCGACGTTGGCCCTGCTCCTGCTAGCCACGCGCCATCCGTAGTGTCCAAGGGAATCACGAGCCAGATCACTGGTAGCCGTGCTGACCTGATCATCGCGGATGACGTGGAAAGCTCGAACAACAGCGCGACGATCACGCTGCGGGACAAGCTTGCAGAAACAGTAAAAGAATTTGAAGCTGTGCTCAAGCCCGGTGGAGACATCATCTACCTCGGAACGCCTCAGACTGAGCAGTCGATTTACAATCTGCTCGGTGAACGCGGTTACTCGACCCGTATTTGGCCCGCTCGATACCCCGATAAGAAGCGACGGGACACCTATGGAGCTCGATTGGCTCCGCAGATTGCCTCTGGGCCAGACGATATGTCCCCGACCGAGCCCACCCGGTTCGACGAATTCGGTCTGAAGGAGCGTGAGCTCGGCTACGGGCGGTCTGGATTCGATCTCCAGTTCATGCTGGACACGACCCTGAGCGACATCGACAGGTATCCGCTGAAGCTCTCCGACCTGATCGTGATGTCCTTGAACGACGAGGTTGCCCCGGAGAAGCCGATTTGGGCGGCAGACATCCGTAATGCGGTCACGGACGCCCCGTGCGTCGGCTTCAATGGCGACAGGTACTACAGGCCAATGGCCGTTACAGGCTCTTGGATCCCCTATACGGGCTCCGTGATGGCGATCGACCCCTCAGGCCGCGGTGCGGACGAAACGGCCTACGCGGTCGTAAAGATGCTTAACGGCTATCTGTACGTCGTGGAGGCTGGCGGCTTGCCCGGTGGGTACGGCGAGGACACGATGCGGGCGATCGTCGAGATCGCT